AGTTGTAGGTTCTTTAGGTAAGACTCCGCAGGCTCAAGCTATGATAGCTGCATTACAAGCACACATAGCAGAGCACGTAGCGTTTAGATACAGAGCGCAAGTAGAGAAGAAGATTGGCGCTACATTACCATATCCTAACGAAGAGTTAGTGCCCGAGTTAGAAGTAGAAATGTCTAGAGTAGCTGCTGAAGCTAGCGCACAGGTTAAAGACCAAAACGCGCAACTACAAGCTCAGCAAGAAGCTCAAAAGCAAGCACAAGATCCTATCCTCCAGCTTCGACAGAAAGAAGTGCAAATCAAAGAGCAAGAAGTGCAGCTTAAAGCACAGAAAGATCAGCTCGAAGCTCAGATCAAACAGGCTGAATTACAACGTAAAGCCCAGAAAGATCAGATGGATAACCAAATCGACCAACAACAACTGGAGCTTGAACGTCAGGAGTTGGAGCTCGATGCCCAGAAAACTGGGGCAAAACTGGCGGCAGATAGACGTGCCGCTAACACTAAACTGGATCTAGACCTAATGAAGGCTAGAACTGATGCGATGAATAAACAACGTAAGGAATAACTTATGGCTACTACCGTCTTAGACGTGCTGATGGAGAAGATAGATGACGGTGTTAAAAACACTGAATACTATCTCGCTGCAGGTAATGCCAAAGATTACGCCCAATATAAAGAAACTGTGGGGGTTATCCGAGGCCTAAAATCTGCGAAAGACTTTATTGCAGAGATGCAAACACATTTGGAGGACGATGATGAGTGATTTAAAGATTGTCCCGAAAGATGCAGAAAGTCCAGAAGAACTAGATAATCAAATCCCCAAGCCTGTAGGGTATAGAGTGCTTATCGCTCTACCTGAAGTTGAGGAGACTTATGGTGATTCTGGAATTATTAAGTCTGCAAAAGAGCAAAACCTTGAACACATCATGTCTATCATTGGACTTGTCGTTGATATGGGTGCAGAAGCGTACTCAGACAAAGAAAGGTTCCCTGATGGCCCTTGGTGTAAACAAGGTGATTATGTAATGTTCCGTGCTAATTCTGGCACGCGATTTAAAATAGGTGGTGCTGAGTTTAGATTGATGAATGACGATTCAATCGAGGCAGTAGTACCCGATCCCCGTGGTGTAACACGAGCGTAAGGAGATAGAGATGGGTTTTCAAAAAGTTGAGTTTGAGTTTCCTGATGATAAGGAAGAAAAAGACCTCGAAATCGAGGATAGCGGTGCAGTAGAAATTGATGTGTCTGGTAAAAAGACTGCCGAAGATTATAAAGAGCCAGAGCCAGAGGTTGAAGCTAAGGAAGACGTAGAAGTCGAAATTGTAGACGATACGCCTAAAGCTGATCGTAACCGCAAAGCATCAGCTCCACCAGAAGACGTTACGGAAGAAGAGTTGGAAAATTACTCTGAAAAAGTTCGTAAACGTATTCAGCATTTTAGCAAGGGTTATCACGATGAGCGCAGGGCAAAAGAAACTGCGGAACGCGAGCGTAAAGAGCTTGAGCGTTATGCCAAACAGCTTGCGGAAGAAAATAGGTCTTTGCTAGAAACGGCTAACAAGTCTAATAAGGCACTTATAGAACAAAGTAAAAAACAGGCAGAAAAAGACGTAAACGTAGCAAAATTTGCCTATAAAAAAGCGTATGAAGCAGGCGATGCAGTAAAAATTGTGAACGCACAAGAGCGCCTTACAGACGCTAAAATGAAATTAGATAAATTAAGTACAGTAGATACCTCTTTACAAGAGGTGGAAACTCCTGTACAAATGCAAGAAACAGAAGTAGAAGCTCCACAAAGAGACGAAAGAGCTGCAAACTGGGCAAAAGAGAACACTTGGTTTGGTGCAGATGAGGAGATGACTGCTTTTGCAATGGGGGTACATAATAAGGCAGTGAACGAAGGCCTTGACCCCAGCAGTGATGAATACTATGAGAGAATTGACTCTCGTATGCGTTCTACCTTTTCGGAGTATTTCGGAGAGGACGAACAAATTGAAGAGCAAGAAACTAAGAAGCGAAAATCTAATGTGGTCGCTCCCGCGTCGCGGAGCACATCACCTAAGAAGGTGAAATTAACGCGGACACAAGTAGCTATCGCTAAGAAATTAGGAGTACCGCTTGAACTATACGCCAAAAAGGTTGCTGAAGAGATGAGGAAAGTGTAATGGCTGAGAATAAACTAAACCGTACAGATCGTGAGTTAGAAACTCGAGAAGTTACAAAACGTAAAACTACATGGAAACGTCCAGATGTTTTGCCAAGTCCAACGCCCGAAGAAGGGTATGCGTACAGATGGATTAGGGTAACTTCGGTTGGTCAAACCGATGCTATGAACGTCTCATCAAAATTAAGAGAAGGTTGGGAGCCAGTAAAAGCGGCAGATCATCCAGAAATCACTGTAGTAGCAGTAGAACACGATAAGTTCGCTGACAACATTGTGATTGGTGGTTTGATGCTATGTAAGGCTCCAGTCGAGCTTGCTGAAGATCGTAACGCTTATTATACCAATCAAGCGCAACAACAGATGCATGCTGTCGATAACAACCTTATGAGGGAAAATGATCCTAGAATGCCTCTGTTTAACGACAGAAAGTCTAAGGTCACTTTCGGTAAAGGTTAAATTTTTTTATTAGGAGTCGAAAATGGCTTATCCAACTCTTGATGCTGCGTACGGGTTCAAACCAATCAACTTGACTGGTGGTACTTCTTTCGCAGGATCTACTCGTAGGATCCCCATTGACAGTGCTTATGCTACTAAAATGCACAATGGTGATCTTGTAACCATCGCAGCTAATGGTACGGCTACCCGTATTACTGCTGAGACTGGTGTAAAAATCGCAGGTGTTTTCCTTGGTTGTGAATACACAAATGCAAACAGTCAACTAGAGTTTTCTCAATACTATCCGGGAACTAGTGTGTCTAACGCGTTTGCTGTTGTTATGGACAACCCTTCGATACTTTGTAAAGTTGCTATTGTTACTACTGCTGGCGCAGTAGATGACACTCTCACTCGCGCAGCAGTTGGTTCAAATGCTTCAATTGAGCAAGCGCTAAGTGGTGACGATACAACTGGAAACTCAAAAATTGGGATGACTAAAACGGTAGCTACTACCAACACACTCCCACTTCGTATTATTGATCTTGTTGAAGATACAAAAACTAGCAACGGTTACGTAGAAGCTATTGTTAGATTCAACACGCATCAGTATACCGATGCTACTGGCGTTTAAGGAGAGTAATCAATGGCTATTTCAAGATCACAACTGTTAAAAGAGCTACTCCCCGGACTAAACGCTTTGTTTGGCTTAGAGTACGCTAAGTATGGTGAAGAGCACAAAG